TCTTCACATATCAGGGCCTTCGTGGGACGACAAGTCTGACGAGATCTGCGTTCCATATCACGGAGGAACGCATACGTCTCGAACCCTTGACCCGACACTGCCTAGCCTTCCGTTTGAAGAGTATATGACCGCCCTTGGCCGACACAAGTTTGTGGTCTGTATGCGCGGGAATGGTCTGGATACACATCGGTTCTCGGAGATTCTTCTCATGGGATCTGTCCCCGTTGTTCAGACATCGGGTCTCGACGACTTGTATTCTCAATTCCCCTGTCTAATCGTTGACTCTTACGATACTATCGACACCTCGGCGTTTGTGTGGGATACCAAGAAATATGCCGCGTTCCTACGAATGTTCTGGTGTAAGTCCTTCCCTCAATGATACACGATTTGATGTCAAACGGGGAAGGGCAGTGGGGCGGACGACTGTCTCAAGGAGCTTGGATACAACCCAGATACCGACCCCTGTTTAAAGAGTTCAGGGCTCCTCCAGCAGCCACGACGGGTTGGATTATCTCTGAAATAATAGTTGAAACCCCAGTCAATTGCGTCGTGGTTAACTCGCGCCCTAAACCACTCCAAGAAAGATCGTATTCCAATCGGAGACGCAATATACGATTCTGTGCATCTAGATGCTCCGTTTACATTGGGGCCATATGTAAATGGATCAAATGGCGGAATCCACAAGGTATTACTTATCTTCTTGTTCGGTTTCTTGTCGCTCGCCCTCAGTTCCTCAAAACATCCAAGTCCAATGAAGGCAAAGTCAATGTGCTTTTCACGCATTGTCTGAATGTCCTTCCGTATTTCGGAATCGATCACATCCATTGGGAAGAGAGGTATCGCGTCACTCTCGAAAACAACAAGATACTGATTTGTATTGACATACTTTTCAAACAAAACGAGGTGATTGATAGCTAAGCTGATCTCGTTTGTTGTCTTTTTTTGAGTGTTGAACATTGCGTATAGTGGGTGGCCCAAGGCTTCCTTTCCATAGGAGGCGACCGAAGGAGTGACGTGATAGTAATCCGTTATAGGGCGCAGGGAGGCCTCTCGTTCGGGTTCGTGCGTATAACTGCCAATCACCTCAACGGCGTAATCGGTGCCAAGTAAAATGGTTCGCGTTTGTTCAACGACCTCGTCGATGCAATCTGACTGAGATCGCACAAACGGAGGATGGTTGACCATGGACAACCAATACGCATCATCCTCGCATAAACGTCGGATAGATGCAACCGCCGCATCTATATCGTCGGGATCAATTCGAACAAACCGTTCAGGGTGAATATACTCGACGACTTCATCCGTTCCATAGTAGATCGGGACTGTTCCCGCTCGAATCGGATTCACTATCTTTTCCGTGATGTATCCACCCTGCTTGGTATTTTCCATGGCTAACACGACACGATACTGTCTCTGGAAATCGAGAGTTGGATTTTCGTCATACGTTCCCGGAACCACATATCCGATGTTGTTTTTGTAGACTCCCCCCATATCTACGCGAATCCCTCGATTGGAGAGTTCGTCTATAAACTGTTCCCGAAAGCGGCGATTGCTCCCTCCCCCGTTTGTAATCAAGGCACACACCTTCTTGGGCGGAATCGTGTCGATATGATCAGGATATGTGAAGGGACGACAGAAGTCATAGAGAAGATATAGAGGGAACTTGATACGGCCGCGTTCTCCCATCGTAACAGAGTACTCGCTTATGTTGTCTGGATGAGGCAATCCACCCTCTCCCGAGAAGAATATGCTATACGTCCACTGTTTCTTATTGAGAACCGAGGGGGCAAAGCGACTCTCCAGTAGAACTTCGGCCTCGTCCATCGATGACGTAAAAACAACATCTCTTGAGAACGCCCTCGATAACACGTGCTCAAAGACCCCAAAGTGGACTCCGTTGTTTCTTTCGATAAATCCGCTCCAGAAGCCATTGACATAGACACGAAGAGGCGGTTTGCCATCAATAAATACCTGCTTAAAGATGCCCATGACCTTTTCCGGAGTGTAGTCCTTGTATGTGTTCCAATCCTTCTCTCGTTCGACCGTCTTGTCAAATCGAACAAGCATATCGCGCAGAGTGGACTCAGAGTACCAAAACGCTGTGTCTCCCATCAAGTACACGTTACCAAGGTCGCGGCCCGCTCGCGTGGTAAAAATAGGCTTGTTTCTCACTGCAAATTCTCCCATCGAACAACTAAACACTTCTCCATCTGACCGAGCGTGAAGCATCGCGTCACACGTATTGATGAAACGCACCTTGCGTTGTAGATCAACAATAGGCGGTAGATGAATGATGTTTGGCAAGGACGCGCAGAATGGCTCCGTGTTAACAAATAGAAAGTAGATGTTTGGATTTGCTAAGGCAACTTGATAGACGATGGGTTTCACGTAGCCAATGCTAAACTCGCCGTAGCCTCCGTGCCTACCAAAGACGGTTGCTGTATCCGGTATCCCGAGCTCTATCCGCAAGTCGCCGTTGATATCGGGGAGCCATACCATGTGGGGGACAAAGGGATATTTCCCGTCGTTACCCTTCACCCAAGGCGCTATCCCCGCGTAGATGTCTCCGTGTTTATGATCACAGCTAAACACGCAGTGGTTTACGGTCTTACACACTCGACTCACTAAGTCATAACGATCGCCGCCTTCAATGACATACAACATGTCGCACGATTCTCTCAGAAGAATCTCATCGACCTGTGAAAAGTGAGTGACGCCAAATACCTCAAATTCTGCCTTGAACTTCTGTATCACGGCCTCGTCGTTAAAGGGTTTAGTGGTGTCATAGATGATAATGCTTTGATTGCCAAGTATATTTTTGTTACCCAAGGCATAATCAAAGCAAGCAACTGTGGTGCCGCGTAACGTCAACTGGTTTTCCCAAAATGCGATCTTCATGTATTCATTGCCGTAATCACATCTAAGTTGTTTAATAAATGTCCTTTACAGTGAAGAAGACAGGTGGTAAACTGATATTCAAGGATAGAGGATGCTACGAAACTCGCAACGCGTCGACCATCTGGTGTATAGAACAGGCGAATGCCGTCTATAACTGGAAAGACTTTGACGAGATCACTATACACACGCAAGACTGGGGCCATGCGAACGAATATACCTACAGCAAGTTCGATCAGTATGATGGATTGGTACCGGAATGGAATTTTCACGCGTGGCCTCAGATCGGAGTCGACGACTACGCCGCAACCACGCTGCAAATGAGCGAGGCCGGCAAGGAACCGTATGAAATCAATAAGGTTGGATGGATCGGCGAAACGGGACTTCCCATTCGCTCGAAAATGCTGGAAATAGCAAGACGCAATACAGATGTCTTGGATGTCATCAGTATGAGCTGGATCCGTCAGCACAATAAGGTGAAACTGGATTCAACGACATACCTGTCTTTTCCTCAGCTAGCAAAGCGGTATAGTGTTCTTATTGATGTAGAGGGCGGGGGGTTTTCGGCGAGATTGAAGTATTTGCTATGGTCTCGCCGACCCGTAATTATCGTAGACCGACCCTATAAGGAGTTCTTTTTCAAACACCTGAAAGAATGGGAGCACTACGTACCGGTAAAGCGCGATCTATCTGATTTAGTCGAAAAGGCGAAATGGTGTATAGATCATTACGACGAGGCTCTGCAGATAGCGGAGCGAGCATATCAGTTCAGCCAGGTTCACTTAACGCGTGAGGCGGCATATAAACAATGGGACCGTATAATAACAAATGAAGATTCTTCTGTTCATGACGGGACATCGACAGAATGAGGAATATGCCTTACAGGCTAAGTTTCTCCGTAGATCTCCAAAACTACTAGCCAGCGCTGAACTGTTTGTTTACAATAACTACATCCAGAATAAGATCGAAGACGTGTGTCGCGATATCCCGCTGCCGATGAAGATCCACAATACAGAGAAGAATGCCGGCTACCTACTTGGGCCCGTAGAGGCCATGGAGTTTCTCTTTGCTAATCGCGATCTCTCGGACTACGACTATGTTATTCATCTTCACCCCGACGTGTTTATCGTGAATGAAGGTCCACTGTTCAAGCTACTCGAAGAAGAGCTCAATACAGAGAACGTATTCTTGATTAATAGCGCTGTTCCTAACGATAGCCGCTTCTACAACTTCGACTTCTTCGCATTCAAGCCTCGCCTCCTCAAAGAGTCGATCTTCGTGAATTGGTCGAATTGGACGGGGCCCTGCGAGTACTTTCTGCACGATCGAATTGTGCAGGGCTCTATACCTCACCGGCTAGTGCAACGATACACGCTGCCTGTCGCTGGGCGTGAGATTGACCTGCTAGGGGTGTGGCATGAACACAATCTGTCCAGAGTTTATACTTTTTTAGAGAAAGCCACACAGGTTGCGTAAATTCAAAAAATCAGGGTTTATAGTATCGTAGAGCAAGGGCGACGGCGCGGTTAAAGTCGGTGAAATCGGAATCACTGTGAACATACGAAAATATACCTGGGTGAACGTCACCCGAAGGCTCGTTGACTATTATCAATACCTTCTTGTCATACACACTGCGGATTGCCTCACGTATACGAATGCAATCGGATATCGGACGATGGCATACACAGATAATGGGCCTCCCGCAATGCATAGCGAGTCGGAATCGCTCTATCCGACGTTGATATTTAGAATAGACGCTGTCATAGTAGTCTGCCCAGTTATCCACAATGGTCATTTCCCGAAACCATTCGTCGCGGAATTCACTGTTTTCAATAGTAGGATAGTCGTGATGAAAACTGAACCCCAATGTGTCGGTGAGAACTGTGTTCATTCCCAGGTCTTGATGTGGGCTGTTGAATGTAAGTTGAGTATGAAATCCTTGAAAGTTTCCTCGAATACAATTGACAAGCGCATTCCCGCTGCCAGTAATCCAGTCGAACGGATATGCTTCACCGCGAAGACCTGCATTGCGCAAAAGTGAGGCCGGCTTGCACGTGTCACCCAACGACATAAATAGGGGCTCCGCATAAGACCGCATAAACTGCATATGAACTCTATGCTTCCATGAAAGATTTAACGATGATTGAATTGCAAGCCATCTGAATTAACGAAACATTACGCACAAATCCCAATCCCGGCATGTATATGCCTACATTTGGTTTTGTTTTTGAGTGTTTGTGATTGTTATGATTATGATTGTGTCTACGTTTAGTTGGAGTAGGCCAGTCCACCCATGCCGGACATCACGCGCAGCACGTTGTAGTTCACGGCATACACGCGGACCTGGGCCGTGCGGCCACCGCGCACCGTGTTGACCGAGACCGTGAGCTGCAGCGTCGCCTTGTCGATACGCGAGAAGTTGCACGTGCCGGACGGCTGGTGCTCCTCGGGCTTGAGCGCGAAGGAGTAGACGTTGATGCCGCGCGTGGGCGTGCGCGAGTGGTGCTGGTAGGGCTGGACGCGGTCGAAGTAGCGGCCCTCGCGCTCCGTGAAGCGGTCCTGGCCGTTGAGCTGGAGCTTCGCAACCTCCACGGGGTTCTTGCCCTCGCACTTGACGCCAGACGTGAGCAGGAGCTTCGCGAGCAGGTAGTTCGTCGTGTCCTCGAAGACGAGCTGCTGGTCGTTGCCGGCCTGGCCGATGTTGGAGTCCAGCCAGGACGCGCCCTGCAGCGAGGGGCCCGACTGGATGCCCAGACCCGGCAGGTAGGGGCCGTAGAAGCCGTCCGCCGCCGTCGTGGGGACCGCGGCCGTCGCGCCGCCACCCAGCGAGCCACGCGCCAGGACGTCCATCACGATGCCCTCCGTCGTGAAGTCATCGGAGT